ATGACTCCTCATCTATATTTTCTGTGGTTTGAGTATCTTCTTCAATAATATTTTGATTTGATTCTGAAATATATTCTTCTACTGAAGGAAATACTTCCTTCTTTCCTATTAAATCCTTATAAGATGGCAAATCATTACTTCCAATGTAATCATTTATTGATGGCAGATTTTTTTTAGACATTTTATAAGTAAATAATACTTTAGGATTTCTCTCCCTGAGTATTATTTATACTGTAATCATATGATAGTCAATCTTCTTTTTGTTGTTTTGCCCATTCATCAGGTATTAGATTATGCTTATTTTTAAACTGATTATGCAATTGAGTGGGAGTTATCTTATATTCAGAGCAAATGCCTCTCATCAACCTATCAATTGACTTATAGGAGGCATTTTTGAGGTTTAATAATTCTTTTTCAAGAACTATTATTGCTTTTGAGATCTTATCTTCATCTTTTTTCACCTCTGAAAACAAAAATTTCTCAAAAACTTTTGCACTTTTTATTAATTGTTCTTTTTCTTTTGATTTTTTATTACTCTTTTTTTCAATCTTCTTTTTTTCTTCACTTAAACTTGCGAAAAGATCTCCCAGAGACACTTCTCCAATTAATTCTTTCTTCTTTTGTTCTTTTTGCTTCTTCTCTTCACTAACAAGACTGAAGAAATCTCCTAAATTACTCATTTTATAGGCAAAAATTTCTTTTTATTATTTATCTTGTTGAGCTTGCTTCAACATTTTCTGAAGGTCCGCAGTAGAACCAACGAATAAAGCATTGTTGACTGTAGTAGGTCCTTTTTGATCCCTTTCTTCACTAACATCCTTCAGTTTCTTCTGAAGATCCATCAATTTGTCTGTTGCATCTGATACATTCTTGATCAATTGACCAGCAACCTCATATGCTCTGGGCATTTCACTCTCTTGGGCAAGTTCTAGAATACCATTTATGGCTTCCTGACCCTTCTCAATGATTGAATATAAATTACCCCTAGTATATTCGTAGTCTTTACGAATATCTTCTGAGGTGCTTTTAATTTTTTGGATTCTGGCATCAGGATCCTCTTTTTTTACTTCTACTGCTGTTGGTGTAACATCAAATGCTTCATTCAACTTATTAAACTTATCAGACATGAATCAATCTCCATCAAAAGGTATCACCATCAAATCCAAAGTCATCACCTGACTCAATGTATGTTGCATCTATTTTAGTGATACTGTAAATTGCAGCACCTGATGCATGAATTTGCGGTTTTGTGTTATCTTGAGCTCTCCTGACAGTGATCCTATTACCACTGATAGCTTTAATGTACATATTCTCTTGCCCAATGTAGACATAAGATCCAACAGGAACTAATGATCCATCATCAACTGTAATTACAGTTTCATCTTTTTCTACATTATCAGAGAGTTGTGTTAACAGTGATTCATCGTAGTCCTTGATTGCTCTTGGTTCAACCTTGTAGCTAACATCTCTTGAATATGAGGTTCCAGATGCAGTTACTTTTGTGCCAGCAATATATCCAACCTGAACCTTCTTGATAACATCACCAGTAACATCAGATATAGGACCATAAAGCATGGTCTTTGCTGTAAATCTTATTGTATATACAAGTGATCTTCTTGTATCAAAGTTGCCTTCATAATCATCCTCCATAGAGATGGATTCAAGTTGAACAGGAACGTTCTGTACTTCTTTCAGTTCACCTAAGAACTTAATAGGAAGAGTGTATGCAGGTTGAAAATATGGAAGAATTTGCTCCACAATCTGAAGCATATCATCATTGAGTTTGGTCATAATAGACAACTCAATAGTCATATTGTAAGGTACAGGCATAAAAACCTTTTTGACCTTCTCACCATTATCAGTTACAACATAAAATGCTTGAGTTTGAGTAGCCTTTCTGGAAGGATCATACTGAAGATCAGTAAACTCAAAAGCCATTCTAGGAAGAGTGATCTGAACTGGTTTGTTCAGATCTCTTTCCTGCTCTAATCTAGCAAGAAACTTCTGTGTGGGTCCATAAGCAAGAGGGACTTTGACCACACTGAATACATCTTGGCTAGCATCTTTATGCTTGATTTCAATACCATTGAAGAGAGATCCAAATCCAATAATTACGGATCTGAAAATCTCATTATAGAAATATTCAAACATTGTTACAACTTGACTATACTTCTATTTAGTTTCGCCCAAAACCTCTTCCTGATAATCCACTTCTATGATGAGGATTTCTTTTGTTGTGAGGAACATCAAATACTAAAGAAACTCTATCAACATCTCCTATATTGTGAGCACTATGTGGAAGTTTATTATTAAACCAAAAAAAAGTTCCTGGTTCTACAATCATTTCCTCATCACCAACAGTGTAATGATATCTAGATTGTAAAGATAAATGATACCTATCTTTGGTATGATAATAAGTCCCAAGGTCAATATGTTTAAAAACTCTACCATCAGGATTCAGTTTAAAGAATGCTGCTCTACCAGTCTTATATATTTTGTTCTCTTTCCAAAACTTATGTACCTCATCATAATGAGAAAATAAAGGTGTAGGTTCTCTTTCTTCTGCATTTTTTGGATCTTCATTTGGTTTCACTTTTGCCCAAACAAGAGGCAAAAACCCATATGGATCTTTATCACCACCAATTGAATCTTTATTTAATTTAGAAACCCATTTCCAATCAATCCAATTATCATAAACTTGCTTTAGAATTGGTTCAATATTGAGATCACTTTTTATAATAATAATATTTTTCATTACTGACTCATTCTTTCATTGTTTAATTATACCACTATTTTCTATTTAAGGCATTCCAAATGGATTTCTGGTATTGAAATCAATGATTTGATCTGCTGCAAATTCAATATTATCATTGTCTGCATATGGTGAGACAAGATCATCTGTTTTAAGAGAATTGATTACATGTGTAGCACCTGATTCTTGACCAATAATGGTTTCTCCTATCCCATAAGTTCCAGAAACAATAGAAATCTCTAATGTATTAGCAGAAGCATCATATTGCTTAACTCTGGATTCTGTAAGAGATGTCTGACCAATAACAACTTCATTGAATATAAAAGATCCACCAAATTCTGATCCAATACCTGAAGCAGAGGGGAATGTGACATTAGGCACAATTGTATATCCACAACCAGCATTAGTTATACAGACATATGTGACTATTCCTGCTTTATTAACTACACCAGTTCCAGTAGCAGTTATAAATCCAGAATTAGTTGCTCCTGTATACCCAATTGAAATATCTACATTACCTGTATAACCAGATCCAACATTGGTAACATTAATAAATTGTACTGAACCACCTGTGCATATACCTGTTGTAGCAGCAGCACCAGTCCCTCCACCTCCTTCAAAGGTGACCATAGGTTCAACTGTATATCCACAACCACTATTAGTCATACAAACTGTGAATACCTTACCAGTACCAATACCTTTACACCCGATGTATTGATCTGTAATTGTTACAATACCCTCTGCTGTTACACCACCAGATGGGGCAGAACTAAATGCAACATGAGGAGTACTAGTGTATCCCCTTCCCATATTTGTGATATTGATGTTCTGGACAGAACCACTTGTACATATTCCAGCAGTTGCAGTAGCAGTTGCTCCCACCCCTATGAGACCAAGAGTTTGAATATATCCAAGTTGTTCAATTTCCTTATCAATCTCATCAATGCCAGTATCCAGAACCTCATCCTCATATCTGAAGAGTTCACATCTTAACTGATAAACATAGTTCTTCTGTAGTTGATAGAAAGGCAATTCATGCTCTACATATTTAATCTCCATCAATCTATCCCCAAGAGGAAAATAGACCAAATCGCCTTCTTTAGGTCTCTCTGCTAATTCAATATTAGGTAAATCTCTAATTAATGGAGTGATGTATGATTCATATCTTTCTCTTGATATAATAAGAGTCAGATCGTCATTATTCTGAATACCAAACTTGGATAACAAAGTCCCTTGACCGCCATATCCTTCATAGTTATCCACATATGCTTCAATTGGATAAGCACTAGTAAATTCAGATTGAATGACCTCTTTAATTACAGTGTTCTTTTTTAGATATTTTCTAGGAATATAATATACTTCAACGCCATACATCTTCAATTGTTCATTGACTAGACTCTGGATCAGACCCTGTTCGCCTTTACTGCTGTTTAGAAAAAATGGATTGAGCATAACATCAACCTATAAGATCTAATGGTGGAAGTTCATAAGTACTAGTCATCTTCTGTTTAATTTCATCAAGTTCTCTTTGTCCATCATCAAAGATTGCTCTACCATTAAACTCAAGACCTCCAGGTAGTTTAACACCCTGGAACTTGATAAGATTCTGACCCCACTGTTTCTTAATAAGAGCAGTCAAATATGGTTTCAAGAAAGAATCATTCCAAACTCTCGCATAATCATTGGGATCCATTGATCTCCAACAATCAAGAACAATAAATTGACCCTCTTTAAGAGTACTCCAGTCAATATCAAGATACATTCTATCTGACCTTTGATTAAATCTAATCTGCTTGTGAGTATTGAGGACAAAATTCATTGTCTCCAAATAACTCATAGTCATATCATATGATAGAAGATCAAAACCACCTGATCCTCCCCAGGTTCCAAAATAATCACTAAGCATCAATTGATATTTTACATTAAACATCCCACTTCCACTGTAGGAACCATCAAATTGAAACACCTTATTGATACCAATAATATCTGGTGTTACTTGTATATAATTATTGTTTTCATAATATGTAAATGTTGTGGCAGTTCCTGCAATAGTGGATGAAGCACTAGTAGAAGTGATTCCTGTTGTGCCTGCACTATTTGTAGGAGCACCAGGAGGACGTGCTCTGCCTCTATCTACATCTTCCTGAGAAATTCTGTATTTTAGATATACTTGTTCAACACCGTCAAAGTGTCTTTCTTGAAAAAACTGAATAGCGTCATCTACTAAGTCTTCAACTTGCTCTTCAGCAACGTTGATTTCTAAGACAGGTGCTCCCAACTGTCTTAAGCAATAATCTATTAGTTCTTGTCGTGTAGAAGGTTGAGCCATTATACACTATATTTTTAACTATTTAGGGGGCAGAGGAAATACCACCTTGAACTAGTATGTATCCTTCTGCTAATCTATAAAGACTTGATCCTGAACTTACAAGGATATCATAAACATATCTTCCTGGTATAATAAGATCAGTTTGTGTAGAACCAAGAGAAATTTCAAATTTACCAGAAGTTGCACTGGTAAATCCTACATTGAATGTAGCTACAGAAACTGATGAAGATCCAACAGAAACTGATTTGGTCATCTGTGATGATCCACTATAACCAGTAAAATCAAAATCAGTGGAATCATTATTCTTTACATGGAATGTTGATCTAAAATCAGCACCACTAAAGACAGATAGGTTGACTCCATATGCTACACCAGCAGCAGGGTCAAATGTAATAGTATTATTGGCCATTTTGCTTTATGATAGTTTGGAGCATTGATTTAATATCATTTATATTGTCAGAAAGGTCATCAACCTTTTCCTCAAGTTTATCAACTCTCTCCTTCTCAGAAGAAAGTCTATTCCTAGTATTCATATATGCTTCAAATTGGGATTGATCAGTATTAATGACTGCCTGAGAATTGGAATCTCTAGAAAAATCATTCTTTCCTTCAACTGGTAATAAATTCATTATGCTAAGGCAATAACTCTAAAGTTTCTAAACTGTGGGACAATAGACTGATTAGTTGATGTGCCAATTAATTTAACTCTAAAGTTGCTAAATGGTTGCAGTTTATCAATAGTAAATGTATACTCCTTAAACTGATCAACACCTGGTTCTTGAGTATAAGTATCAGTTTTTCTGACCTGAATATCAGAAGTTCCATCACTTACAGTAGGATTGATTATACTTCCAAACTCATCAATATTCTTATATCCAGGGAATGGAGTAAACACTGTGTCTAAAGCAGTTGCCTCTTGATTCAAAGAATATAGCAGTCTAATATCATTATAGTTAGAAACATAACCATCTATGTATACCCTCAGTGAGGTTGCAGGATTTTCAAGTGTAATAAGTTTAGTCACATACATCAAACTGTTGGGATCATTTCCAATTCCATTGATTCTTCTGTCAGTTGCATAATTTTGAATAGGAGCATTAACTCTGTTAGAAACAAAGACAACAGATGAGTTATCTAGATCAAGAGTAGGAGAAAGTCTCTTATCATAAGTGTTCAGGTTCAAAGACATTGAAAATGACTTATTACCAGGTAAAGTGGTAAGATAAGTATCTTCATTTGTCTTAGAAACCACCATTCTCTGAGTTTCAAAGTAATTCTTTTCTCTCAAAGCGATTTCTTGATAACCCTGATCAATGTATGATACTTCAGAACCAGAAACACTGGTTTCAGAAACAGATCTAACAGATCCAGATACATTTGTTCCTGTAGGTGATGTATTATTGATATTTGGAACAATCAAGCTATATGGAAGGTTATATGACCCTCTTGCATTGATACCACCACCAAGTTTAACTTCAGTAAGGTATCTTGCTCCAAACTCTGTAGAGGATGCGCTCTTATCAGTACCATCTTTAGACATATCAATTTTGATATGATAATAATCAATTCCAATAGGATCTACAACAGATGCATCTGCAAGAATATGAGTCTTATTAATTCTTCTCAAAGATATTCCTGAAAACTCATACTTATTGACCAAATTATTTACACTATGTTTAGTAGAAAGTGTGCCATCAATTCCTCTACTTGTAATTCCAGTTAAAGTGTTTGTATCACTTACACCAGTATATTCAATGATCTCTGAACCAATTTTTACATAACCTGGATTGGTGAGACCAACTCCAACACCTTCAAATATACCAAAGTTAGCAGTATTGCCAACTGATATTACACCAGTTTCTGAATTCTGATAATCTAATGTCAGTTGTGTTGCAGCAACATCAGTTTCAATATTTTCAAGCTTAACCCTATTGACCTCAGAATACATTCCATGATTTCTCTGGAAGATCTTAAGATGCAATCCATCACTATTAATTCTATAAGGTTCTAGTGGGAATACACTTCCCCCAATACCAGCATTGATATCAGTAGCAATTCCTGATGTATCTTTATACTGGAGTCTATTATTAGGTCCAAATGTTCCCTGAACCTTATCAACAATTAGTTCATTGAATCCTTTTAAATCAGGAACTGAAAGTTGCATTTCAGTTCCTAGTTCATCATTTCCAATATTCAAAGGAGATAGAACATCACCAATCTGATATCCTTTACCACCAGCGCTGACTGTTGCAGCAATAGCAACACCATTAATTACAGTGATGTCAGCAGTTGCATTTATTCCTCTTCCAGTCACAGAGGTTAGAGCAACTCCAGTAAAGGAAAATTGACCATTTGTTGGAGTATAACCTACACCAACATTAGTAAGTGTTAGGGGACCAGTAATTGATCCAGCAAATCCTACTAGTTCTCCAGTTGCATCAGAATCAACCTGAATAATAGTATTACCTAGTTTAAGATCTCCATCAGCAACTGTTGTTCCAATGCCAATACTCAGATTTCTTGGAACTGATGTAACTCCATTTCTACTGATTCTCTCAAGGTTAGTAGGAAGTTGAGGGTTATAGAATTCAACATTGCCCTGTCCAACAAAATCAGAACGATATAAGTTAAATTTTAAATCCTCAAACTGACTAGGTGTCCATACAGAAGCATTCTGTGACTTAAACAATGAACCCATAATGGGTTGTGAGGTTACCAAGACTTGACTTGATTCTGATCCCAAGGTAGTAACATCTGCTTCACCCAATCTAGAGACATAGACACTATATTCAGTTGTATTGGTAAGAAGACAAATAGCGTACTCTCTATTTCCTGCCAAATAGACAGGTGCTTCAAATTTGAATGTTGTTGCTACTGTAGAATCATCTGACACAAAAACCTGACCAGGTATAAGATCTACTTCTGAATATGGAAGAATCTTATCATTAGGCACACCAAGTGTAGTTTCACGAAGTTGACATGTTATGGGAAGATTCTCTGCTTTGGTTCTAAAGAATACATCAACCTTAGTGACAAATACTCCAGTATCGTCATCAACCTTGAAGGTTTGAGCAAGAGGGTCACCAAAATTAGCTGGTGCTGGAGGTGGTGGTGGTGGCGGTGGTGCTACAAAGTTACTTCCAGTAACTATATCAAATCCAAAGTCATCTGATAATTGTCTAGTATCCTGAAAATCTGAATTGGTGTCAACTCTGGCATTTCTCAATGAGAGTGTAACCTGTTGAGTATTGTCAATATCTCCCTGTGAATAGAATATTTCATCAGCAGAGGTTGTTGTTGTACCTCTAAGAGAGTTATTGATTGGACTGCTAGTCAATCTAAAGACATTTCTACCTGTCTCAAACAAAGGATTGGAAACATTAGCACTATCTGGCACAAAGTAAGAACCAATAAGTGTTCCTACATTATCTGTAATTAGTCTTACAGTAGTTACAACAGCCTCTCCTCCATTTGCACCTCTTAGAATCATACCTTGCTGAATATAACCACTAAACTCTGGGTTTTCTTCAGATTGTAAACTAAATGTATCTACATTAAGTAATGATGAAGACTGAGTATATCCAGTTGGAACTGCATTTGATCTTGAATATGGATTAGAACTGTAAGTATCAGTTGGAGCATTATATGGACCATATTTGTGATTCAAACTGGCAACTCTAAATGCTATAGAAGCATTAGATGATGCTGAATTGATCTGTGAATTCTCAGTAGAAGGCATCACACCTGTTACTGTTTCGCCAACTGCAAATGTTCCATTAGTCATACTGATTTGAATCAGTTTAGGAACACTGAATCTTGTAATATCTACACCATCAAAAAATGAATATAACTGTGTGAATGGTTTTAATTTAGTTCCTGTAAACTGAATATTACGAGATCTCATGAAGTGTTGGATCTCTCTATTGACAATTCTATCACCTAGAGATTCAGTGTTGATTACTTCATTAATAGTATGCTGAACACCAGTTCTATTCTGCTCCATTGTGATGGAACCATCAATAGTTGTTGAATCAATTGTGCTTAGATTTCCACTTGCCCAACCAGGAACATTGCCAATTGCTGCACCACCCATACGAGCAGAAGCTGCATTGAGAGTTTCAGTTCTGTTTCCTGTTGAACTAGCATCTAATGTAACTCCTGCAGTTTCCCAAGAATCCCAGAGAACAGGAGTGACTCCAATTCTAGATCCATCAGCAGAGTCAGTTATTTCAGCACCAAGTGCTTCTGCAACACCTGCAAAGGAACCCTCCATAGAGACATTACGCATTACCTGCCTATTAGTGTCAATCCAAACATCAACAGTTGGTTCAAGAGCAACAGAACCCTGGTAATATGTGACAAGAAATCCAGTTACATTCTGCACTCTTGTTGAAAATGGTTGAGTTATCCAAGGAATCTCATCATAGTCAAGAGTAACCATCTGACCAGATCTCTTGATTCCTGTTCCACTTAATCCCTCAAACCTAGAGTCATTAATAGAAGAAATTGAATTCAACTGCAGGTTAAATGCTGTTGAATAATGAGCAGGTCTCAGAACTTTTCTCTTAGTGTCAATACTATTCTTAATGCCAATACTAGTATCTTGAGGTTGAGTTGTTGTAAAGTTGTCAACAAAAATCCCTGATTTAAATCTATTCAGACCATTAATATCAGAAACAAATGTATTCAATGTTGTCTGCTCAAGAAGGTTGAGAGAAGTATAGTACTCAAGATTTTTAATCCTCTGCTCAAGTCTAGAAATATCATTCATCTGATATCTCTTATGTTCAACTGTCCTAACTCTAGCATCCTCTACATTGTAGAGGTAAGGTGGCATGAAGATATTACATAGATTGAGTGCTCCATTTTCCTCTCCTGGAAGAGCAGGAATATCATCAGGAGCACCGTATTTTACAGCAATACCTCCGTCTTTATTCAGATAAATTCTATCTGCCCTAGCAAGATAGTAGTTATAATTAAGTGTTACTGATTCATCAGATGAGATGATTCTATTTGAACTATGTTGGTCTCCATCAAATTTTCTGCCTGCAAATTCTAATGGAGAATCTGATCCATCTGCTACAACATATTGACTTACTCTTGGTCTAGCATCAATAATGTCAGTGGTTCTAACACCACCAATTTGCCCAACTTCAGTAGAGTAGTCAAAATTATTATATGAATTTACAGTTGTAATATCGCCAGTATCTTCTCCACCATAATAAGCACTTGAGAAGTAAATTATCAATTTCTTAGTTGGTAATGCTCTTTCTCCCTTTCTTGAAATTCTTCCATAGTCATAGAAACTTTCTCTTTGACCATTATAAAAGAGATAATCACTTGTAACATTCAATGAACCAACTTGAATTTGATTTGCAAGTGCTTTGACTCCTGAATTGGAGAATGTTACAGGTTCGTTATTTTCAAATACACTCTCGTTTTTATAAATGAATCCAATAGTATTATCAGTTTTTCTAGTCAAATATATTCCTTTTGCGCCACTGATTGAACCTGTAATAGTTTCACCAATAATTAGATCATTAGTGGAAGCAGAAGGACCATTTATTGATGCAAGAGTCATAAATGGTGACTCTGGATCATTTAAATTAGTTGATTCAAATACACCATACACTGATACAACATCAGGAACATTCAGTGAAATGATTTGATCCTGAACTCTTGTTCCAAATGGATAATTTCCATATGTCAAACCATCATTTAATGTGGTTCCTCCAATACCTGACCCAGAAAGAGATGACTTATCAATAATTATTCTATTTGAGACATTCTTTAACTTAGTCTTTGATGTAACATTCTGCTTACGAATAGTAGCAATCAATGTTGAATTGGGATCAGCACCACTCAGACCATCAATAGATAGAATTGTAGATCCAGAAGCAAATTTGAACTTATCAGAAGTGAGAACTTCTGTTTTACCGTCAGATGTGATAAGTGAATATCTTTCCTCGTCAAATGGAAGAAAAACCTCATTATTTGGATCAGATACATTGATAGCAGCAGTAGAACCTGCTGAATCAATGACAGTAGTGAACTTTTGTCTGAAGATAATATCAGAATTATTAAGATCTACAGATTCAACATTTTTTCTAGGAAGAACACTGTAAAGTGATTCATTGCCAGAAAAGTTGCCAGAACCATTTGATTTTTGAAGGGTGCTACTAATAATCTTAAGATCACTTGATGCAAAATCTGCAGTAGGGAGAGTTCCATCACAAACACCAACAACACTTTCAACACTTGTAATAGTCAAAGAAGATGTTGTAACATCAGTAATTCTTGCAAAAGAGAAATCATTCAATCCTGGTCTTGAGTATCTTACAAGGTTGTTGATAGTAGCAATGCCAGTAAATGATCTGCTTCCAAGAGCAGGACTAGTGATAGTTGATACTCCTGAACTCTCTGCTGTAATTTGAGCAATATCAAACGAGAATGTGGGGCTTTGAATAATATCTGCTGTAAATGTATTTGCTGTTCCTACAATGCTGTATACAGACTTAATATCATCAATCTTGAAATTCTTTGCATCTATCAAGAATCTAGCGTTATCTAGAACTCCATTAAACTTAAGTCTTTCTCCTTGGAAAAACTCACCCTGAACACTATATGCTGTAAGAGCAGTTCCTGAAGTTACACTATATTTAAGGAAACCAGTTGCACCACTAGACTCACCTTCAATATGGAGAGGTGTGGCAAAAGTTGCTGGTACATTGATATCAAGATCCTGATATGTATCAATGTCAAACAATGATAGATCCCACTGATTGGAAGCAGAGTTTGAAGTATTATACGAACCAGACTCTAAGGAGAAATCATACAATCTTGCTTGACCAATTTCTTTGCCAGGAGCAGTTTCAGATGTTAATCCAACCCTATGGCTCCTTAAACTGATGGTATTTGTGGTATTGAACCCAATAATTGGCGATCCATATACTCTATTAGCAGAAAAAGTTGGTCCAAATCCAAAATTAATTCCTTGATTCCTGACAAGTCTGGTAGTTCTTGGTTTTAGAACATCAATAAGAGAAGAACTAATCCTTTCTATCTCATATCCTCTCACATATGCCTTACCTGGAGTCATTTTATAGACCATCAGGTCATCAGATGGCACTTGACCCTGTGCTGTAATTTGACCAGGTAAATAAATGCCTCTATTGCCTTCTTGGTTATCTAAACTCTCTCTAACAGTAGTTACAAACTCTTTTACATAATAATGACCTGATTCATCAAAGGTTCTTTTTGCTAATTCATCTCCTAAGGTATTATATTTTGTGACATTGATAATCTCTCTCAAAATTCCATTAGAAATCTCAGAAAGTTGAACAAATCCCTGGTCTGCATAGTCATCAGGGAGTTTTTTGCTTAAAGTTGCTGAAATTTTGAGTCTATCAGCACCTGGTGCTGTATAATTATTATATCCTTGAGCATTATCGTTCAGAGTTGGGTCAACATCTGAAGATAATACCTCTTCATTAACTGTAAGACCAATTCTATAACTAGAATTTGTGCCATATTGATCAAGAATTAGAATCTGATCATCTACATTGACAAAGTAACCTCTGAGAAAATAAACTCCTTGCTGCAAAGTGAATGCAGACCCAACTGCTGAAGCATTAGTGGAGATTGTATTAGCAAATCCTTCTCCAGCAGCAATAAATGTTGTTGCATATGAAATAGTGGTCTCAGTTACCAGAATTTCATCATCCTGAAAGACATCAACTGAGTTATCTTCACCTGATTCTTCATAATTCAAGTAAAGAGTATACAATCCTCTTACTGATTGCTGATTTGTAATATATGTTACTACAGTTGCAGTTACTCCTGATTTTCTTCCTGTAATTTTCTTACCAATAAGTTGGTCAAGATATAGAGAAACAGGAATACCTAGATATTCTGCTTGAATCTGAATGCAATAGAATCTATCATTATAGATTAATTGTCCAGGAATTATCTGCGCGCCCTCTTTGAAAAGGTTTTCACCCATGTCTTCAATCTGATTTTGAAGAATAGATTGAAGATTATTTAACTCTCTAGCCTGGATTGGATATGCAGGCTTGAATAATACTTTATTATAGTTGCTCTCTTGATCAAAGTCGTCAAAATAAGGAGCAACGTTGAGGTTTGTTTCCTGTGGCATAATTCTTTAGAACTGCAAGATAATCTTTACGTCTTCTTTCTGAGATGACGACCTTGTGACTGATGGTCTGTTGTCCACATACACAATGTTTCCAGAATATTTTTTAGATTCTGGTTGAGCAACACCTTTAGTAAAGTCCTGACCCAGGTTATATGTTCTATTATTTATTACAGTTGTCAGACCTATAAATCCAGTATCTATACCCAAAACTGAACTTCCTCCAGTAATGTCTAAACTTCCGTTTATGCTTGGTGTTGCAGTAAATTCTAATACTTCAAATCCATATGTTGGAGAAGAGTCTGCTTGTCCATTAAAAGAGAAACCTGAGTTTGTCCTATCTTGCCAATATTTTAGAACACCAGTAGTTTGATCATAAGAAACAACTCTACCAACAGCAGTAGATGCAAGACCTACTGTTTGGGTTATGAGTGCATCACTGGTGAAAGAAGCTGAGCTATAACCAGTTCCAGTCAATCTTAGAGCATATACAGCACTTGCTTTATCAGTATTGAGAATACTTGAAGAGTTATATGCTAAAGGATTTTCAACTAAACCTACTCTTGCAAACTGATTTCCTGTAATAAAATCAGGATTTTCAGTATCATTTTCAAATCTAGCATAAGTTAACACATTATAAGCACCAAGTTCATTATAAACATCAGCACCATGGCCACCGCTAGGTGGTATAATTACATCAAAGACAGGTATTGTTGAACCAGTAGGGACACCACCAGCAGCTAGGTTAATTGTGCCAAATGTGTAACCAGATCCCCCCTTTGAAACAGTTACTGATTCAATTTTAGCATCAGCATTAATTACAACAGTTGCTTCTGCTTCTGCTCCATCACCTGTAATAGGAACTTGTGTATAAGTTCTAGAAGTGCCCAGTCCTGTGCCACGATTTCTAATAGTCACAATCTTTAGCTGACCACTTGTTGAGGCATTCTGTCTCACAGCAATATTATCAATGCCACTATCCCAATCATTGGGTACAGGAATATAGTTTGTAGAGTCAAACTTGATTGCCTGACTTGGTTTGATAGTATAAAGATATTTCCAAATATATGAATCACCACTTGAACCAGCAGCTCTTGGTTCTAGGTCAGTAAATGTTGGCTCATCAAGAGATGGACCACCTTGAAAGTTATTTTCTGGAGTTGCATTATTATAGAGACAAACATATACTCTATAATCACTGTTCATCACATAGTAATTTGCAGAATAGATATCAAAAGAACCAGATGGTTGAGAAGAATTACTTCTTGAAATATCATTCCTCCACATATCATATGTAATACCAGACTGCCAGTTGATCTTTCTTACAACTTGACTAATATCACTTGCATTGATTTTTTTCAATGCAATCATAGTATCCCAATAATCATTAGATTGATCTAGATTATCTTTAGGAGATGGTGGATTTGTGTCCCAATCCGATTGATAATCAGAGGCATTAGGAAGACCAAGAAATGCATAATAAGAATTTGTGCTGGACTGAACACCAGCGATAAAATTCTTGGCATTCAAGATTCTCAGTTGATCAGTAATTATCGCTGCCATTTTGTTAGGACTTTTTGTTATTTATAAGATAATTTAAATATTATTTTGTGAATGATCTATTTGTTCTAGGATACTTCACCCCAGACACATCAGCATTTCTATTACCAAATGTAGTTTGTTGGAGAGAACCACTTGATTTTCTTTTCCTTTTGATAAAAAGGTATCTATTGTGACTGGTTGAACCAAAAGTCTCATAATCATTATTTTCAGATCCACTAGAACTTCCAATTTCAGGTAATGAATTTTCTTTCAAATATTGAAGAGCTTCAGAATTAGTGATATTAGGTTTATTTTGAGCAATACATGCTATGACACCACAAACTTGTGGACTTGACATGCTGGTTCCACTAATTGAAGCAAGATAATATGAAGAATTTCTTGAGTCAGCAACTATAGGAGTATAACCCCCCTCACTTGTAGCACTGGCACTATCATAAACAGAAGAAATGATATCACTTCCTGGTGCCCAGATATCTACTCTTGATCCCCAGTTACTGAAATTAGATTTATATTCAGCATCTTTAGAACCAATTGATCCAACACAGATAACATTATCAGCAGATCCTGGTGATGAACCTCGTGAATGGTATGCTGTAGATCCTGATCTAACAAAAGTATTGTTATAATTAACATCACCTGAAACAGCACAATTCCAATAACTATTTCCAGCAGATGAGATAACAATTACACCATCATCAATAGCATCTTGAATATCAGCATCTACTGCGACATTCCTAGCTGGAACCCTGTATAAGTAAGTACTAGCTGGAACAGGAATACCATTACTTTCTAATATTGCTCTTCTCTCAGAACTAGATCCAGTTACTGTAGTAACTACCCCTTGGTAATTTACAGATGAAATCGATGAAAGACTGGGGCTTCCTTGATTATATCCCCAACTATGATTTGTAATTGTAGGATTTCTTCTGCCAGTTGCAGGGTTTATATCTTTATTTTTATGAAAATGTCTCAAATAATCCCACATCTTTTCAGACCAATTATATGATCCAGATAAAGAGTCAGAGAAAGCCATGTTATAAATGTTAGAATCTCTTGCCCATCCTTGAGTATTGCCAGCAACAGTTCCTGCTACGTGGGTGCCATGATTAGTATTTGGCGAAGATCCACTAGTACTATAAGTGTAAGTACCGTTAGATCCATATCCTAATACTGAATTGTATTGATACCAGTTAAACTGAACAACTCTAGATACACCAGTTCCATCAGAGTTAGCAGCAAATTCTATATGATTTGGATTGATGTGTCCATCAACAACTACAACATCTACATTTTTTCCTGATACAGATGTTGCTATAGTTCCACCTGCACGTGTGGTTGCATCACTACCCCAGCTATAAACACTATCACCTTTAATTGTTCTATAAAGTCCCCAATTTTTATCATCATCAAGAAATGTTGATGTTGTTTTATTAAAGTATCCAGTCTGTTCCCATAGGTACTCTGGTGTAATACCTCTATCCTGTGCTGGACGCTCACAAGCAATCACTCTAGAATCTTTTCTAATCTCTACTGCTTCCTCTTCAGTGAGCATGTAGTGAGTGTTGCGACTTATCTCTCTCCTACTAACAAGATCAACTGTCCTATCAGGAATATAAAAGGATCCTCCAGGAGTTTCTAGATCATCATATAAATCTTGTAAATCAGTTCTATTTTTGCAGGTTACTATGTATTCGTTCATTAGTCTTCCAGTTTAACTACGGTTAAATCAACAGTAATCGTTGATGGTACTGATTCATTATTTGTTATTGCAGAGTAGATTGTAGTCTCAGAAGGAACATTATTATTCCATCCAATAACTCCAGGAGTCATTAAGAAACTGGTTGATCCAGTAGATACTGAACGAACTTCTGCAATCAATCCTGATCCTGGAGATGGATCCACTAAGTAAGATCTTGAAGAATCAGAAGTTCTAGATGCTGCATCAACATACAATCTTACCCAAGCAGCACTACTAATTCCAACTTTTAAAAGTCCATAAGATTTAAATCCACTTAGATCTAAATTAGTTGTAGCTCCAACTGATACAGATCCTGTAGTTGCTGATACTACAGATCTTGAACCAACAGCAGGTTCAGTTCTTGGCACAATGTGAATTTTGCCACCCATATTAGGATGAGCAGTACATTGGTAATAGAGTTCATTTGGAGCATCAAACTGCACATCCCAGGTTAAAGTTCCATTAGATACATCATTAGCAAGAATTCCATCATTATACTGAGTTCCAGTTGATCCATTTGCAGTGCTCTGAATCCTAAATGGATGAGCATTCATATTATTAGTGAATTTATATTGCTGTCCTCTTGTCAAATATATTGGAGGATCACTTTCTGCTCCAGTTAAACCTGGACCAGTAAATGTATAATTATTAATTCCATCAGCACCTAGAGACCATTCAGAAGTATAAGTTGCAATGCCAGCAACTTCTGCAAATCCTGAACTGCCACCACCACTACCAGATGCAGTGACTGTTACAATACCAGCAGAGATTGCAGATACATCTAAGTTTGTTGAGAAGTCAATTGTTCCAGCAGTTCCAACTATAGATCCATCATGTTTAATAATAATACCAGTACCTGATGCAGTGATACCAGTAAGTTGTGATCCATCA